AAAAAAAAAAAAAAAAGCGTTGCAACACCCACCACAAATGTTACAACGCTTAGTTGAGGAGACACTTAGAATATTATCTTATAAGAGAACCCTTGTCAAGACTTTTCTTTAGTTTTTCTGTTTATAAATTTTTCTGCTTCTTTCGCTAGTGATATTATAGGCTTACGTTTTTTCTTACGCAAGTAGTATTCATCACGCTCTCTAATCAATTTAGCCTGAATTGCGTCTTCATCTTTCAATGACATTAAGTATTAAGCTCCAATATCAACTATCTCGCATACATCTCCTGTACATGCAAATGTCTGATTACCTGCTGTTGTGTCTTCTTTTTCATAATCAGACAACTCTGACCAATTAATACTGTCAGGCATCATCTCCCTCATTATATTATATTCTCCTTCAGTGCATTCCTGATACGGTGCTTGCTGATAGGAATGATCTGAGTGTGGTAAGAATGACACACCAGACATTTCATCGAAGTGTTCAAAGACAAATGCACCAACTTCCATCCACTCGTCATCTCTAACAGAAACCGTCACAGAAGGCTTGTGTTCACACCAGTACCTCTGGTATATCAGCCACATTTCAAGCTGCTGTACGGCTGTTAAATCGCTTCTAATCACGCTCTCAGGAGGAGACTTAACAGGGAAGCTAAAAACAGTAGTACTTTCTGGTTTCATGACACACTTTTCAGAGGGTATTCCTTGATCAATCATGAACTGTGTTAGCGGATCTTTGTTATCGCCTCTGACAGTACGAACATAATATCTGTCATGACGAGCATGGATACCAGAGCTACTATCAACAAGCTGAGATACTGTACCGCTAGGCTTAACACACGTAATAGCAGTTGATACAGGAATCTTAAACTTATGTGCATATTCAACATTAGTTTCTACGGCTACCTTTCTGAGGTGTTCTAAAGCTTTCTCTAAGCCTTCTTTACTTCCATTAGTAAGCGGATTGTCCATGATGCCTGTAAGAGAAACACCTAACAATCTTTCCTCCTCTGTATTCTTTGTCCATATCTTACGTAGATAAGGAAAGTGCGTAAGCGTAGATTGTGCTGTACCTAAGATGGTTGCAAGTCTTACTTTATTAGAGAGAGTATCAATGGTATCATCTTCCCTGACTACAACCTCCGTAAGATTACAGAATTGATATGGTCTAAGTATTATTTCGCTACAAGGATTAGTGCCAAACTCATGATCTGAATCCCTGCGTCCATACTTTTCAACTTGCTTCTTAGCTGCAATTCTATTGAATATACCTCGCTCTCCTGACTTAGATTCAACTAAGCTTGCCCACTCTCGTAAGAATGTAGCTCCGTCAGGTTTGTCTGTATACGCAACAGAGTTATTAGAGAGAGCCATGTGAGGAGCAGTATCCCACCATTGACCAGACTTAGCTTGTCGCATACGGATGTCGCTCAAGTTAGATAGACTGATCATAGCTGATCTACGAACACCGCCTACAACGACAACCTCTCCTATTTTACACATAAGGGAGTGGCAGTCGTAGCTTGACAGCTTACGTCCAACATTTGCTTTAAACATGATGACCGTAAATTGAAATAAATCTATGAGTGGTGCAGGTCCACTAGCTCTACCTCCAAATGTTTTTAGTCTAGCTCCTGCAGGTCTTACGGCAGACACATCCCATGTTGGTATCTCTCCTGCGTACAGCAGGGAAACTAACATACGGAATGCTTTCGCCCATCCTTCCTTACTATCCTTAACAACAATGCATGTATCAGAGTTGTATAGCTTCTCAGGTATATCAGGTAGCTTATTTATGTACTGTCTTTCTACAGAGAATCCAACACCTGTACCACAGAGGAGTACATACATTGCTTCATCGAATGACTTTATATCATCTACAGGAAGATAGCTACAGTTGTATCCTGCTGTGTTATCTCTGTCCAGAGCTTTTCCTGCTGTCATTAAAGCTCTCATAGAAGGCATAACCTCCAAGTTATGAATAGCATCCCATAGTTCTTCAGGCACATCATAATCCATACCTGATTTTGCAGCTATGTAATCTACATAACGAGATACTGTTTCGCTCCATGTTTCCCTGCGTTGTTCATCGTCTAACCAACGAGCATAACGAGAGGTAGCTATAAAGTTCTGATAATCTGTGGGGAGTCCTCTACTACTTTTCATTTTTTGTCACCTTTATATTCTTTATTTCAAATCCGTCTATGTCATAAAATGCATCTTCAACGAGTTCTTGTATATCATGTTCATGGTTGTCTTCATCAACAGGTAAGATGTTCTCTTCCTCATCTACATCTACAGTCATAAATATTTTAAATTTCATGCCACTAAATCCTCTAAGTAAGGAGGCTTGTAATTTGGTCCTTTCATTACTTTACCGTCTTCTCTATAGATAGGATTACCATCCTCGTCTAGCTTAGACATATTGGATGCGTGTACTCTATTGAAAGCTTCCTGTACAGGCAATCCTAGTGCTACTGCCATGCCTGACAAGACGTACTGAAGATCGCAGAGTTCTTTCAGCAGGTTTGCTTTTAAGTTAGTAGAAGGTTTTCTTCCTCTAGCTATATCTAAAGAAACAGAGTTAACTTCAACTTTTAATTCTTCTAATTCTTCATCTAATAGTTTTAATCTTAATTGAAGTAAATCTAATCCCCAATTCTCATCTACAGGATGACTGAACTTTTTATTAAATTCAGCCACCTGATCTTCTCTAGTTTTATAATTCATAATCATATGCTCTCCACTTCTTTTATTAATCTATCTAAGTAAAACTTAGCTTTTTCTAAATCCTCGACACCGCCTTTGTAACGGTATCTCCAGACATACTTTAGTATGTTCCCTTGTAAGTAGTATCCGTATCCTTCATTAGTAGCTGCTCGTATAGCATCAATACATTCTATATTAGCTTTGTTATAATGAGGAGGGTGGTTTACCATGTCTTCTGCCATTAAGCTTCTCCGTCTGATGGGGTTGCAAAGTTAAGTCTATATACGTTACCTTCCTTCTTGAGGACTTCAGGCTTTCTTGATACTTTCTTTTCAGTCTCTTCTAGCTCTGCTAATTCATCATATATTCTATCTAATTTAGTTCGGTGCTTCCATACTGATTTTAAGAAATTATCATCTGTTTCTAGCAGATTAACACAGGTTGTCAATAGTGTTATCATATTATACATTTGATCATGGGTCTTTTTATCGTAGCCGTTATTTTCCTCGTAGTGTGCAGATATATCTACATCCCCTGTCCATAGACCATGCTCATTATCTTCTAATGTAAATACTAATGCGTATTGTTTATTTGATAGTTTCATTATACATCCTTCCGTGGTGTTTTTAATCGGATAACCGATAGTTTTATCTCTTTTCCCTTTTCTGTCAACCATTCTTTTGGAATAATTCTATGACTAGCTAAAAAATTGTTTTTCTCACACCACTGTGCATATGTGGTCTTGCTTCCTTTATATAGCTTTGCATATAAGTTAGTAAACACAAAACGAATGTCAAGTTCAGGGTGTTGTTTTTGAACTTGTAAATGTTTTCGTCTATCTTCTGAATCAAATACTCCTTTCGTTTCTATTATAATTCCATTGTCTAATGTAAAGTCTGGGGTGTACGTTCTGTACCTGAGATCCTCCCACTCAATCTTGAGCTTCTCATACCTGACTTTCTTTTGCTTGGTCTTTAAGAACTCAGCTACGTTCTTCTCAAGACCACTTCTGTATCTACCTTTAAAGTGTCTGCGTTTCACCTTTTAACTCCACATATTCTACTAAAGGTTTTATGGAAGCCTTAGATACTTTTGAAGGCAATTCTCTTAATGTACTCCAACAATCTTTTTTATAAGGGCAGAACTTACAGCCATTAGGGAGTACCTTATTACCTGAAGATACATTTCGATACGTTTCAAAAGAAGCCGTGTAGCATCTCTTAAAAGGTTGATCAGTATCTAAGTATTCTATTGTATCCTCTATACTCTTCATAGTTTTTTCTGTGTCTATGTTTTCAGCAGATACATATTTAAAATCTCCGTTGGCTTTGTTTATAACCCACCAACCTCCTACTTTTTTTCCTATAGCTTTTGCGTACCCTGCAAGCTGAGATACATATCCGAAGCTGTCATCTTGAGCAAGCGAATAAAAAGAATCAAACTTATTCTTAAATGACCAAGGAGATGCTGACTTAATATCATCTACTGTATCTCCTATAGTAAGATCGTATTCTCCTGATATAGTTTTGTCTTTTACTTTAAGGGTGCAAGTACCGCTGTCAGAAAACTCTACCTTAGATTCTCGCATGATTCCTTTGAATACAGCTTCAACTAAATCTCCTAGTACCATATTCATCAGGAAGTTAGAGGGTAGAGCCTCTGCAACGTCAGGCTTATTTTTAGCGTACCATAGTTGGCATGTCGGCTTTCCTATGTTCGACATCCTAAGTTTAAAATCTTTTCTGCTCCCCCCTGCAAATTGGCGCAACAGAGAAGCTCTAATGTCGGAGGTAATCTTATCTAAATTATCTTCAGATATATATCCCTTGCCTTTCATTACTTTACTTAAATAACTGTGTATTGCCAATTCTGCAGGGTGGTTCATAGCTTAACCCTCCGACAATTCGTCAGAGTCGATGAAACCTTCAACCAACTCTTGATCGTCTTTATCCATTTTCGCAGAACTCTTTTCGTTGTACTGCTCCATGATATAGGAGTTATAATTTGTTACCCAATCAGAGAAGTCTTGCAGATGCTTTGGATCGTCATCAGCAATCTCAATAGTGTCTGAACTCAGGTCAGCTACTACTGTGTAATAACTATCTCCGTTAGGTAGAGGGTTAGCCTTTGAAGTAAAGTCAATCGAATGTTGAATCGGCAGATGCCTCTTCTTAGCAAGAAGATTAAATGGCTCTCCTGACGTTTTGAATGACGTTCTATTATCAACTTCATAGATAATTGGAATAGTCATATCCTCAACATCCTTGACTGTGCCGCCTTCCACGACAACACCTCCAGTAAGATTCGCCATACCGAAGATGGCTCTCACTCTCTTGATCTGTTTAATCAGTTCCTGAGTTTTTGGAGGGAGTGCTTTAAAATCCTGTATCCATCCTGCAGGTTTACCACAGTTGAATCCACCAGAATTGTCGTGAAGGTCGTTGTTCAGACTGTCAGCCATAACAGTCTTTACGAAGTCACCTCTCTTACCACTATCAGGGTCTTTAGAGGCAACAAAACGCTTATACATATACCTTTGCATAAAAGGTCTGATGTTAAGTTTACTTACATAAACTAATCGCTCATCAGGAAGGGTGACTGAGTAGCTACCTGCTTCTACAATCTCCATATTTTTCATCTTACCTGCTACTTCTTGCTGACCCATAACAGGTTTATGCAACAACTTAACACGAGCAAGTTGAGATGTCTTTTTCTCCGCATCACCAGAGGTTTGAGGTATACCCATAAACTTAGCCATTTCGCCATAGTTTACAGAACCTGTAGATGTTACTAAATTATTTTCCATGCGCTATACATCCTTTGTTTCTAGCCAATTTGGTCCTATTTTTGCCTCCAGTAAAAGAGGCACATTGAAATCGATACTATAGTAATCATTAATAATACTTGATAAATTATCATTTAAATATCCTACTGTTTCAATTACCTGTTCAACCTCATCAGGGTGAACATCAACGACTATCGAATCGTGTACAGTATTTACCACACATGACAAATACTTGTCAAGTCTTTTTTCAAATTCCAGTAAAATAATTGGAACTATATCACCTGTGGCGAATCCTTGTACAGGATAGTTCTTTATCATGGTGTAATTTGACACTGTGCCATTATATCTCCTTTCCATATTTTCAAATTCGTATTGTCTACCTGATGGTGTGACAATTCTGTTCGTAGTCATAGCTTCTCTGGCTAAACTCTTATGCCATCTTGCTATCCCTTTATACTTCTCATTAAAATGAGTGTAGTATGCCGCTTCTGCAGGACTCCTGCCGTACCCACTAGCACCGTACAGAGGTGCAAATGTATGTGCCTTGGCATCCTGTCGTGATGTAGGCTGTCCTGCGTTACTAATAACTTTGGCTGTGTAACTATGTACATCAAAGCCTGTCTTAACTTCATCAATAGCTGTATCGTCCTGACTAAGATAAGCAGCTACCCTAAACTCTAGCTGTGCAAAGTCAGCCTCAAGTATGTGTCCTCCCTCCCATCTGGAAACGAACACCCTCTTAACAGGAAACGTATTTCCTCTAGGCATATTCTGCATATTAGGATTACGTCCAGAGAAACGTCCTGTCGAGGTGACATGCTGTGTCAATCCTACATGCAGTAATCCATCAGCTTTTGTGAATACATCAATTCCATTTACGAAAGACGATAGGTAGCTGTCTAAAGCTGATAACCTGCGTAAGTCCTTCAGAAAGTCCTGTTGCATAGTCAGGTTCTTAGATTTAGCTAGGTCTTCTAGCTTCTCTATATTCTGTTTAGAGGTAGAAAAACCATTAGCACTTACCCATTTCTTACTAGGTGGCTTAAACTTTAAACCTGCTATAGCTTTAGTATTCCTAAGAAGATACCCTCGTGTATCACATTCCTTACACCTGTTAGGCTTTTTAAATAGTGATCCGTCCTTCCTTCTCTTGTGTACATATCCTTTTCCATTACATTCTTTACAGTGATAAGCCTCTGTCTTGTAGAGTATATCCGTGTTCTGTTCTACTGTATTAATAAACTCTGCTTGCGTATTTACGTAATCAAATAACTCTGCCCAATATTTTTTATCTTTAACCTTGCGTGAAAATATCACCCAAGATACCTGCTCTGGACTGCCCAGATTGATAGAGGTATCTCCCATTAATTCAGATACCTTGTTCTGTAATCTGTCCTGTATCTCTACCTTCTCTCGTTCAAATTCTTTTCTAACAGTGTCGAGAGCATCACCGTCCACCTTCACACCTCTCATGTACATACGAGTAAGAGATTTACATACCTCATTAGTAATATCCCTGACAGGTATAAGCGATTCATTTTCTTTATCTCTGTATATAGATTCTAATCTCTCGTAAAGAGCAAGCGTAAGAGACAGGTCGTTCTTCAAATATCCTGACAACTCATCATGAGGAATGTCTCTGGTGCTATATCCTTTGCTGAAATATTCTTTCAAAGTTCCTTGTTTAGCGAATGATAACTCATACCTTTCAGCACAGGCTTCTAACGATAGGGGTCTTTTGATACCTCTGCAGAGAAGATACTCAGCCAACATGGTATCGTATATCTTACCCTCGTACTTAAATCCTGTAGCCCACAGCCATTGTAAATCATGTTGAGCATTATGCATGATCAGTAATTCAGTAGTGTCTAGCATATGCTGTAGCTGTTCAACAGCAGGTCTAGTGTCCTCGTTATCTAATTCAGCATGGTCAAATGTAAGAACAGTATTATATCGGTTCTCTGTATCTGTATACCCAACCATTACGAGGCTGTTGTCTTCTTCAAAAGGGTCTAGATGTAGCTTATCATCTCGCTTTGTAGTGGTATTCTCTACGTCTAGTATAAGTTTTCTCATGATGTGTACCTCGATATGTCTCCGTCTAATTCAACATCAATACCACCGTGCCATCCACCTGTCAACTTATTTTTTGCTACAACTAATTTTCTGCTAGATAAATCATCCTCCTGTCCTTCTACCAGAGGAGGCTTGGCGATCAGTATCATTAAATCTGCTTCAGCCGCCTTGCCTGTCTTACTGCCCTCAAGCATAGACTGATTAGGTAACATCTTTCCTTCAGCTTCAGCCGATAGCTGACTCATCCAGAATATAGCACAGTTATGTGACTTAGCAATATTCCTAGCATATATTGCCGCTTCCCTTAATAATACATCAGACTTCTCGCTGATC